ATCATAGTAAGGCACTCCTGATCCGTGCCGAGTGGGGGGGTGTCCTCACCGATACCGAAGCGGAACGTCAATGCCTTGCCGTCTTGCTGTTCGCCTCAGTAGGTCGATGCCTTGCTCGGTCAATGCGTTGGTATTCCTGTCGTGCAGTTCGTTGTGCTTCTCTGCTGACAGGCTGATAAGATTCCATAGCTCGTATTGGTATTGAGGAAACTCATCACGAGGAAAGATATGATGCACCGTGTTCGCTTGCTTCATCTTTCCGTATCGCTTCGACAGTTGACAAAGATACCCGTCACGCCTGAGAACTGATTGACGAATCATAAGCCACTTTCTGTTATGGTAGAATCTTTCTTCCATCTTAATTCGTTCGTATTGCCGACATAGCTCGCTTGTATTTAATTTCTTTCGCTGAGTAGTATAAATTCACGTTGAAGCGTTAAAATGGCTTGTAGCACGGTTTATTCCGCCAGCAAGATACAGGAACGGAGTATCACACAGTGCTACAATTGCTTCAACGATTGATGTGCTGGCAGCTATTGTCAGAATCGTTGCTCCGTCATAGATGCCAACGAACGCAAGGAAGATAAACCCGAAGTTCTCTAAACAGTTGCAGAGGATCGTTGACACGTTGTTACGCAGCCAGAGCTTCTTCCCTTTGCTTTTCTCCTTGAGTCTATGGAACAGGTAAACGTCTGCAAGGTTGGAAACGAAATACATCACCATTGATGCGATACTGATTCGAAGGTTCAGTGCAAACAATGTCTGCATTGCTCCGTCTGCATAGTCAAATTCGCTTGGCTTGTACATGAGCGCAATCTGAGTTGAGACAATCAAGATCACATCTGCAAACAGTCCCATATAAACTGCTGTCTTTGCGTCCTTAACCGAGTGGTATTCTGTCAGAATATCAGTGGCAAGGAATGTACTTGCGAACATCACTGTTCCAATTGCCGTGCTGAGTCCGAAGATGTTTGCGTTCTTTGCCGTAATCACGTTTGCAAGGATTGTTGCTATTGCTACCCATGCAATCACTCCAGTTTTCCCGAAGAACTTATAGCAAAGCATAAGCAAACTAAAAATGACGATGACTTCACCGAAGAGGATAGCACTGTTCATTGTTTATTCCTCCACGTAGACATCAACGTCAAAATGCGTCTTGCATCCCTTAATGTGGTTTTTCACACTCAGGCTGCTCGGCTCATACGTTTCTTTCAGGAAGTCATACAGGACCTTGGCTGCTTGTTCGATATTCAGCTCTTTGCCGTCAATCTCTTCCTCAACAAACCTTTCGACTTCCATATAGTCGGGATAACAGCCGTTCGGTATGAAATCAACCTCGAACTCGCACTTGTACCAATCCTGACCAAGCTGGCACTTCACGCAAGCTGTTGGATGCATGACGATCAACGTTACACCTTCATTGTTCCCGAGTCTTTTCACATCGGTTTTTTTCATAGTGGTTTCCTCACTTTCTTATAAATGCGTCTCCGCATACTTTTGAAATTTTATCCATTCATTGAAATTGTTCAGAGCAACTCTCTTCGGATCAGCAAGACGTTTTCCTTTTGGTACCTCTACTTTCTTGATGGTTTTGCCGTCAAACCTGTAGATATACCCGAAACGGTTTCCTGTTGTCCATGCAGTTGAGTCAACGCTGTCAAAGTGGTGTTTCCTGAGATTTGCAAGGTTTGTATATCCTAAACAGTGAACCTTGCTTTTGTTCTTATGCGCAAACTCAATCATTGCTGGGAAGTGGCTGTATTCTTTCGGAGTGATCTCCTTTACAACGTATCCACCGATTGCAACATAAGAATAATCAATGCAGTGCTTCTTGTATTCTTCTATGCCTCGTGACTTGTGCCAGACCGGGATGCACTGCTTTCCGGTCAGTTGCTCAAGTCTTTTCCTATATCGCAGTACATTTGAATATCCGACAACAGAATCAATATCAAGCTCGAAGAACTTCTCAACCTTGTTCCGGTTTATAAAATCTGCATACCTTTCAAGATACTCTTCCCAGTTCACATGGCTCTTGCTGCTCTGCATGAACGTAAACGCACCACTGTCGAGAAGGAAGTCTCCAAAATACGGCAAAAGCCTTTCCGTGTCCGCATCGGCGTAGTAGAAGGATTCAAGGATATATGGACGATACGTTTTATACGACTCATCATATATTCTGTCTTGCCCCCCCCTCCACGGAGCTACGCCGGCAAGATATATTTTCATCAGCTACCCCTGCGGCGTCACCGTCTCTCTCTCTCTCTTACGAGCATTCTCGAAAGAATCTGGTTCTTCCCGTTGCCTCCTGCAAGAAAGATTTTCATGTAGAACCCACTTTCTTGAAGCCGTTCCAGCAAGAAACACTCTCATTCAAGCTCAAACTCTTCACCGCAATGAGGGCAGGTGACTGTCTTTGCTTTCTTCTCCTTTTCTGGTGCATCTGTGAACATGTCATCGAAGTCGGTGTCACTGCCACCGATGTCAAACCCGAAGTCATAGCCGTCAAAGTCTAACCCTTCAAGCTCCCATTCCAACAGCTCAAAGTCCCAGCCTGATTTCTCGCCGGTCTTGTTTGCAAGCAGTCTGTATTTCCTTTTCTGCGCCTCTGTAAGCCCCGACACCTTCAGGACGTCTACTTCATCGAGCTTCATGTCAATCGCAGCGAGGCGGCGTGTATGCCCGCTCAGAATGACGTTGTTTTCGTCAATCTCAATCGGGTCAATGACACCGCACTGCATATACGACTCTTTGACATCGTCGATTGCTTCCTGAGGAATCTTTCTCGGATTGCGTTCGTACGGAATCAGGTCAGCAACCTTCATCCGAACAAGCTTCTTTTCGATCATGCTTTAACCCCTCTCAAATTTTGTGACCTCTCTTTTGTTGGAAAACAGCTCCCGCCTCGGCTGTAACGTTTTCCGACCCTTGACTCTCCGTGGAGTGACACTTGCCTATCATTATGACTGCTGAATGAGAGGTCAGAGAATCAGCACTCATTGGAGCTATCAGAAGGAATCGAACCTTCAACCTGCGGATTACAAAGCCGCTGCTCTTCCTATTGAGCTATGACAGCATAAAAGCCCGGAGCCGCATCTCTGTACAGCTTATCCGGGCTTTGGCGATTTCCACGCCACCGCTTTTGCAGTGCGACAACGATCTGTGAAAAAGTAAGCAGCAGTTGCCAGCGGTCATGACAGAAAGGAGGTGTCCGTTAAAATGACAAACCTGAAGAAGCATATAAAAAGAGCCGCCCGAATTGGACAGCTCTTGATAACTAACTTTTATACCTTGAGTATGTATCTGGTATATATCCACCTGTCACCTTACGAACTTTTTGCCTTTCTTCTTTCAGTGACCTAACGTTTTCAGGTAACAGCTCAATATTTCTGTGGATATACTTTGTTGGAACTCTTATGATTTCCCATTCTTTTCCAAGCAGTTGACGAATCTCCGAATCTCTTCTGCTTTCCTTTTTTTCTTTTCCTTTATGGAAAAGCTCCCCATCTATCTCGAGAACAACTTTCATGCTCGGGATAACAAAGTCAACTTCGTGCTTTGCTATCTTTGCGTGAACTTTTATCTTGATCTCGTTAGCAACGAACACGATTGCCGTTGCGACTTCATCGGCGCTGTCAAATGCGACATATTCTGTTCCATTGCACGGCTCATAGGAGTCTTGCATATACTGCTTCACAGCTATTGATGCATCTCTGTAGTCATAGATATTCAAGTCTTGCTTCTCAAATATCTTCAAAGCCCTTTCAAACATTATTTCGTTTCGGAGTTTGCAGTATTCCTTCACCGTCATTTCATAATGCTCTTTGTGGGTTTCGTTGCACTCTGGGCAGTAAACTCGCTTTGCGCTCATCTCTCGCTTGTCTAAAATATAGAAGATTTCGTCATCCGTTGAAAACGGGTCTTTAAGCACTTCAAGCTCTTTTGCTGTGTACGGCATATCAATTTCTTTTCCGCACATCCAACATTTTATTTTTTCCATTTCATCACCTCGGCGGCTTTCGGCTTCGCCTATTATATAGTTTACATTAATTTTTCTTGCGTGTCTATTGCACGTTTTTTGCATTTACAGGACGAATCTCATCATCTCTTCCATGCTGTCGAACTCAGCAACGAAATCACCATCGGAATCGTACAGGTTGAACTCGTGCTTGTCTCCTTCGATGAACTCTTGGAAGTACCATGTGAAGCCGTTGACTTCAATCTTCTTGTCCTTGCAGATCATATCAATACCATCCATTCTCATCCGCATCATGCAAGAATCTTGCCCGTGCTTTCTTGTATGCCAAGATGATCTCATCGCCAAAACCGATCTCCTTCAGATAGTCTCTATAGTCCTTTTCCTCTTCGTACTTACAGCTCCCGAAGCAACTGCATACATCCCAATCTGCCTGCCAGTTGATGTGATACTCATGATTTCCCATCTCGTAATAAAATGCCGTCTCTGCAAAACCGGGGTCTTTCATCAGCTCGTCCATGGGATCAGGCTTGTTGTAATACTCCTGAAGAATCGGAGTGTCTTCCTTGAGGAAGAACGTTCCCGGAACACTACTCAGCCGAGATACCTTCTTCAGATCGTCCTTGCTCAGTGTTAACCCTCGCTTCGCAAGCTCTTCTTCAAGTTGCTTGTCGGAGAACGCATAGAAGAACGGGAGCTTGTTGAACTCTTCCTGACACTGCTTCTTGATGTCGGTATAACCGAACAGCCTGTCAAGATCGTAGTTGCGAACCTCTTCGACCGTGAGCGGTCTGTCGTAAATGATGAGGTCGTGATATTTGCCGCTATCATCGTCCTCCCTTCGGATGAAGCCATCTCTTGGCTGACAGCCAATCGAAAAACCTCTGAGTCTCATGCCGTATTTAAATTCCATGCTGTTGTCCTTTCTCCCCGTCTCGCCGTTAGGTCAGCGTATTGTTTAAGCTATTGCCTGAACTTGTCTTGCTGTGAAGAAGCTCGCCTTCTTCATGAACATCTTTCCGGTCTTCTCCTCGCCCGTCTCCTCATCGACCTTGCCGTTGCAGTGCTTCCAGATGGTGAACTGAGCAACTGCTTTCTGACCCTTCTGCACCTGAAAGCCAAGTGCTTTCCATGCGTTGTAGGTGTGGATCGGCTCTGTCTCGTGAACTTCGATCACGTTCCCGGCATCGTCTTTGAACTGAAGAACTCTTCCGGTGTATCCGATCACGCCGTCCTTGGCGAGCTGCTGTGATTCTTTGAAGATGATGTCTGCGTTTGTCATGGTGTTTCTCCTTTTAGATTCCGTTTTTCTTGATATACTCAGCAAGTTCTTTGTTGCTTACTTCGTAAAATCCATTGCTGCTCAGCTCGTTATAAATCTTGATCGCTTTCGGAAGTCCAAAGCCAGCTTTTACAAGCTTCTTGATAACCGCTGTCTTTTCCATGGTGTTTGTCCTTTCTGCCGTTTGGCTCTGTGTTGTTCTCTTGTTTACAATGTTATTATACAGCAATCGCTTAATGTTGTAAAGAGTTTTCTTTAAGATATCTGTAAATAAATTATTAACATCGCTTTACGCTATTTACATTTTGCTTAATCCGTTGTATTTTATAGTAGAGGTGATTTCATGACAATAGAGCAGAAGATCAACATGGCACTTGCGAGGTCTGGAATCAGTCAAGCAGAGCTTGCAAGGAAGATGAACACAACCCCTTCCAACCTTAACCAGAAGATCAAAAGAGAGACGTTGAAGCAAGATGAGCTTGAACGGATTGGGATGATCTGCGGTGGACGTTGGGTAG